GGCCTCCTGGACCAAACTGGGTATAACCTATCGAGCCTTCATCAACTCTTGTTTCTTTGTTTATTTTATCAGCCATTCAAAATTTTCCTTACTCATTCCACCATAACTATCTCGTAACTCGCTCTTGAAAGGAGAAAGAGGCTTTTTTAACTTATGTTCGTTTTGAGATAGTTCCAAGGGATTATTATCTACTAAGTTATGTAGTAAAGAAACAACGATTCCTAGACTCATAATTAAATCATCATTTTTACCTCTATCAGCCTCCACTCGCCCACCCTCAGTAATAATAAAAGTTAGAAGCTCCTCCACAGTCCTTTTAGAGTTGATTTTGATATAATTGTTTCGAATATATTCTTCTAATCTAGCCAAAATCTCTTCTCTATTTTTTACTGTAATTTGGATGCCAAAGTCATTTTTCTCATCAATCCATAAATTATCATATTCTAGGACATTGAAAAGCCAATCAATTAAGTTATTCCCAATAGTGTTTCTCTCAATTATAACAAGAGCATTATTATATAGTGCAGCCTCAGCGTTGATAATGGTCGCAAACTCGTTTATAGGCGTTTTATTAGAATAGAACTCAGCTACTTGCTCCCCTGTATATTTGTTAAAAATATGAAAAGCGGAATAGTCCCTATCTCTTCCCATAGAAACATCCACACCCATAACATATTCGTATGCTTGAGAAGGCTCCTTCCATACGCGCATTTTATTATTATACTTAATATAGTAGTCATCAACCACCTCCTCAAGTAACCTCTTAAGTAAGTAACCCTCTATATAAGTATCTCCCGTTCCCAAGAACTCACACTCATACTCTTGTAGCCATTGTTTTAAGGGCATGTTTGCTTTTGTAGTGGCTTCCCAATTATCCACATTTAAGCCCTTAAGTTCTAGCTCTTCATATAAAGATTCAAATCCCATAGCTCTCTTATACTCTGGGTGGGATTCCCAATTAATATCAATGCAATTAAAAGCGTTGACACCTACTTGAGCATCTTTATATACTTCATGATACCAGTTCCCCACACCGTTAACCGTCGATAAGACAAAAGCTCTTCCTCCCGTAGAGATGATCGGGTAGACTGCTGCCCAAATAGTCTCAATATGTTCGATAAAAGCTGCTTCGTCAATAATAAGAAAGGAGCCTGCTAAGGATCTACCTGACTGCTTACCAGAAGGTCTAGATTTAATAACCGATCCTGTACTTAGCTTCAGAGTGTGTTTGTTATCTTCTATGATCTTAGGCTTAAGAAATGCAGGTAACTCATCATACATAATCTTAATTCGATCCAACACCTCAGTTGACTCCGAATCTCCTTTTGAAAGAATAACGATAGATTTATGTTTCTCAAAAACAGCCATCCACAAGGAGTAAGCAGCCGAAATAGTCGTACAACCTGCCTGCCTAAATTTTCGTAAGATATTAAACCTATGGTTTTCTATAGCATTTAAAATATCCTCCTGAAAAGGATAAAGTTTAAACGGCACTAATCCTCTAACTGGGTGAGTTACTTTAATGTAGTTGGAAATAAAGTAGATGGGGTCATCCTTACACTTCTTAAACTCATTTAATAATTCTTGTTTGTCCATAAAAATCTAGTACCTGTACTATTATAGTACATGAATATGTTTGCTATAATATGTACTAGAGATAAAGGGCTTAGTGCTATAACTACGGGATTATGTGAAACCTTATCTGATTTTGGAGTATCAGTAAAGGTACTAGCTAAACAAGATTCAATTTTTAGTGCTTATAAAAAAGGCTTAGAAGCCTGTAATGCTGGTGATAAAGATATAATTATATTTTGTCACGACGATATCCAGATAAAAAACACTGCGGGGGAGTTTATTGCTGTTCTAACCAAGTGTCTAGATGACGAGACAGGTATCATTGGACCCGCAGGCACTACGCATTTAGGAGAAGATGCTATTTGGTGGAAGCAGGATAGGTGGTCTCAAGGCCTACATCGGGGAATAGTGCATCATTATGGTAAAGACGGACAAGTTATTACTAAAACAGTATATGGGCAGTATGGACAAGTAGTAGCCTTAGATGGGTTATTTCTTGCAGCAAGAAAAGAAGTATGGGAAACTATCTGCTTGGATAAACCTCCTTACTTTCCTGGTTTGTGGGATTTTTACGATATTCATTATACTACTAGAGCACATAAACTTGGGTTTAAAAATTACGCAATGCCCTTTAACATTATTCACCTCTCTAGGGGAGAACTCGTAGGAAGAGATTCTTGGCATAAGAATAGAGAAGCATTTATAAACCAAACCCCATTACCGATAATAATATGACGAAAAAAATAGCAGTACTTTGGCCCTACAAATTTTCCGACTTCTCACCAGGGACGAATAATTCATGGGAGAAAAGATTCAACTGGATTGTAGACGCTTTAATCAAAGAAGGGTATGAAGTTCAGAAACACCCTGATTTTATTATTGATGTTCCTAATAGCGTTCCATATATCGGCAGAGATAACACCGACATTGTAGTTTATAACCACGCAGATATATCAGAGATACGCCCTGAAGAAAAGGTTATTAAAGCTAAAAAAACTTGGTTCTTTAAACCTACTGTTCCTGATAAAAAACAATGTACTTTAGATGAGTTAGGGTATGGGTCTTATTCTACTCCAACCTATGAAAAACCAGACTTTGAAAATATTCCAAAAGAAGAAGTAGCCACTTTTTTTAAAACAGTAGTTAAAAGTTGGAAAACTAAAAATGAATCAAAATGGGGCAGAAATCATTTTACTAAAAAATCACAAGCTAAAAGAAAATCGGGATACTACCTAATTTTAGGTCAAGTATTTATGGATAGTGTTGTCGCTAGACAAGATTGGTATTCTTATAGCATGAAGTTAGAAGCTATTGTTCAGGAGTTAGTACAATGTACAGATGACCCTATTGTTGTAAAACTACACCCGTATACCAATGGAGAGCATTACGATATCTCTCAACACCCAGACATCGCGTCTGAAATGGCAGAAAAATTAAAGAGGTACTCTCCTCAGATTGAAGTTATTACAGACTTTACTTCTGTTCACAGCCTATTACCTAAGGCTAAGTGCGTCTTTGTTGGTAATACAGGAGCGGGGTTTGAAGCTATGATGCATAGAAAGCCCATTATCAGCTTTTGCTTCCCTGAATACCATTGGGTTACTTATGATTTACGGAAAGTATGTGATATTCACAGAGCTATAAAAACAAAAGAGTGGTTTAATTCTGAGTTAAGTGATAAATACTTATACTGGTATATGAGGAAGTACTGCTTTTACGATGAAAAGTCTGCTCATAGAAGAGTAAAGGAGTTATTAAATGGATAGTCTGACGGAGCTTTTAATTTGGGTTTTAACAAATTTTGGAATTGTTCTAGTTATTACTAAAAGTAGCCTCTGTGAGTCTCTACGAAAAAAGGCACATGCTATTCACCCGCAATTAGGTAAGTTAGTCACATGCCCTATGTGTTTTGGCTTCTGGTCAGGGATGGGCCTTTCCTTTTTACACCAACCAGTTACTGATAATGTATTGTTAGATGGATTTTTGGGCTCAGGGACCGCATTTATCCTTTATTGTTTAGCTTGGAAGCTTGCGTTACACGATCAAAGGCTCTAGTCAGCAACCACAAGAACAATGTGCTGTCCTAGGTAGCATAAATTTCTTAAAAATCATAAAATCCTCCTATTTTTTTGATGAAAAAGTGAATACTGTATTGTAATAAGTAGTATTTTCGGCTTTTTGGGTCAATAGACTCTTAAAAAGCCTTTTCGCTAGGTAAACCCCAGCGGAATGATCACTAGGGTAATGAAATCCAGCCACTATTCGGCCAAACCCGCACTCCTCGGACGCTTTTATAAGATTTTTACGATGAGAGGGGTACATTTCTCCATAAATCTCGGCTATAAGCCTAGATTGTGTGCTATGCCCAGAAGGATAAGAAGGGGTCTTGTTACTTTTACTAGATAAAGGGTTTAAATCTACTCCAAAGTAGGGGGATAACTGAATTGGTCGAGGTCTATTAAATTTATTCTTCTGTTTTATAATTATAATAGTACTCTCGTCCAATACTTCTTGTATAAACCTCTCATCATACTCTAACCCAAAGATATCAAGGTATAGCTTTACTGCGTATGCAGCATCTTTATCATGCTTTTGAATACTTTTTTGGGTAAAAGGATCTAGCATCCCCTGAGCATTCGATAAAAGCAGTAAGTCTTTACCTGTTTCGTAAGAGGAATTAGGAGAAGGGACAGGGAGTCGAATTAATTCAGCAGTTTTAGGAAATAAGGTTAATTCTCCTTTTTCTTTTTTAAGTTTTTTTGCGAAAACTACCTGATCTATCGGTTCCATTTCTTAATTTTTTAATACTTTCTTTTTTGTTGAATCTCTTCAACTGATTTAACTTCTCTTTTTTTTTAATTCTAAATCTAACTGATTTATTTACGAACCTCAAGTCTTGTTAGATCGTTTGCGTTTAATCTTCTTAAAGGTTTTAGCTAATGCTTCAGCACGACCTGTGCATCCAGGCTTGTCGATTGGGGTACACTTCCCCTCAGTCCCGCGCTTCTTAATACTAGCGGCTGCTTTTTTGATCCAATCTCGTTTTTCTAATTGACGCTCAGAGTCCTCCCTCTCAGTATTATCATCATCGCTTTTTGCTGCTTGTCTTGCTCTAGCTCTTTTTATAGCGTCCATTTGTGCCTGATGCTTTTTTGCCTTCTCAGGATTAAAAGGACGCTTTCGACCTGCGGGGTTTCCGTGAACATCTGTTTGGGGGCGAGATAAAAGCTCTTTAATTTTAGCCTCAGTCTTCTGTTTCTTTTTTGATTTTAAATCACCATAATCAACATCAGGATGGGCTGTACTTAGCTTATCTGCCCAAGAGGAGCCCCCAGGTTTTGCTGCCTTAAGTTCTCTTTCCATTTCAGCCCTTTCATCATCGTCATCATCAGTTTCCTCTTTCTTTATGGGTCCACCACTAGGGGTAACATCGGTAGAGACTGTCTGTTGCGGAGAGCGTTCAAGAGCTTTTGTTTCATCTTCAGCCTCCTTCTTCTCAGCAGCCTTAGCTGCGAGCTGAGTTGCTTTGCGTCTTAGGTTTATTGGCGAACGGGATTCAGCTTGACCAGTTTCACCCTCTTCCTTATCTTCTGCGTCATTCTTTTTTGAATCAGTTTCCTCTTGATCTAAAGTTGTTCGCGTAACAGACACTTCTTTAACTCTTTGCTTCTCTAAGATATATTTTACTCGTTCTGGAAATTTCATATTATAATCCTCACTACTATATGTACCCTATGAAAAAAGCTGTTTGAGAAAAAAATCTCAAACAGCTTAAAAGAACAAGGGGGCTCTTATTAAAGGTCTACTAAAGTAGCTATAAAGTTAGGACAAGCTCCATGCACCCTTCCCATTACATGTTGTAAATTTGAATTTACTTGTGCTGATGTATCAAAAGTATAATCATATGCTCCTGGCATATTGTCAAGAATTAAGTTACCTGATTGGGTACAAACCCCCGTAGGATCTAGAATAACGCCTGCTGCATTCTTCCTAACGGCTCTACGGATATAACCTACACTACTGGTGTTAACAACTCCACAAACACCAAACCCTCCACTAGTTCCATAAGAGGTAACTAATTCTAAGGTTTGAGGTTCCCATAACTCTCCTGAGAAGGTCGCATTTTCCCAGACTTCGTCTGTAGTCTGAACGGTGTAATGCACATCTAAATAATTAGAAAGAGCGTTAGGGGTTGCCACCGTAGAACTAGTTGCTGAATCATATTGATTATTTCTCAAGTACATAAGATCAACTGTTTGAATATGTACATACCAGTCCTGGGTGACCGCGCTGGAGTCTGAGCCTGAAGCTACAAGATTATCAATTCCAGGGTTAGCTTTGTTGTTGTTTTTTATGCTAGATTTAGTTGGCATTTAAGTATTCTCCTACTTGTATATATGTTTGCTGCTGTAATTAAAAGATACCAAAATGGTTTAAACTTAATGTACCCATGGTGGGATAAAATCTCCTGGCTCACTTCCACAGCATTGACCAGGATCAAAGGGCTGATCAAGTGCTGCTCTACATTGTTCATGACATTTCTTTGCAAGATCATTCAATAATGCTTTTTCTCGCGTATCATCCCAAGCACCAAGAGAATATTCTAAATCACTTAGGAGACTATCGAGATCCTTTTGATTCATACCACCTAAAGCGTCTCCTTCCCATTTCCCATTTTTACCCTTTTTCACATTAATACGACAAGCACAATCACAATATTTTTCCCTTGTACCCAAAGGCGATTGCCCACAATTAGGAGGACAGTCTTGACTTAGCTTTGTAACTATTTCACCACTAAAGTATCTACCATCAATAATGCGTCCCTCTGTACCTGACGAGGGCTTCGTTTTGTGACATTGCACCCAGGTCCAGATCTCAAGCTCTATACTAGTGGTACTATTGTTACCCATATTAGTGGTAAGAAAATTACCTCTAAACTTTTTATGAAAATAGCATTCACAAGGTTTCTTGTCTACAGTTCCAAATGTTAGTGGTGTCATATTTTTCCTTTGTATAGGCCCGAAGGGCCTCAAAAATTTTTAAGAGCTTATAACTCCTTCTAAATTTAGAATCCATTTGACGCCTTTACCTAGGCCCCAACCAACTCCAAATATCATACTGCATAAAACAACGATCTCAGCTAAACTCATCTTATATACTGAGAGGGGTGTTCTAAATTTATCCTTAAACCAAAATGCCCAAAACCAATTCATTTAATTACTCTTTCCTTTTTTGCTATCTCTGCTTCTTCTCTCTGATCTCCATTCTCAACGATTCCTTTAAGAATCGTGCTTAGATTACTCACGACAAGCGTAATTAATCCTGCCACCACAGCGATTGAGGATTCAGGGATAAATTTTATTGAAAAAATGAAGGCCATGACTAAGAAAGTGAGGTAGAACCCAGCAAACTTAGCTAAGTGTTTTGCGGCAGTTTCTTTTGCACTTTCTTTTATCAGAAGTTCTCTGAACTTAGCATCAGACTCTGCATTTAATTTTTCTACCTCTACTCGACCTTCGGCCTCCTTTAATTTGAGAGCCGATTGTACATCAATATATCCTTTATTGTCTACCATTGGTTTATCCATAATAATCTTCTACCCATACCCTCATGTATATTTAGGGGGTCTAGCAGGCATAAAAAATAAATTAGATATTTTTAATTAATACCCACTAGGTCCAATCATGGAAAGTCCAGTCATACGCATAAGGCAGCAGCGATCCGTCGTAACTCCCTCCCGAACTCAAGGGTCTTGGATGAGCGTATTCGTAGTAATTAGTTCCAGGAGCAGGGGTGGTAGATTGCCCATTCCATTGACCTCCCATCGACGTTGGCTTGAGGAATAATGGTAGGAATGTACGGCCATCGTTCATGCCACCCTCGCCCACCCCGTTGAGTCCTGCAATATCTTGTCCAATACCATCAACGAATTCCTGTAGATTAGAAATAGTTGATACCTCTACACTGGTGTTGTACGGTCCTGGAATATCTTTATATATATGACTCCACTCTCTAATGGAGACAGTGCCATGGCCTGATCCTGTTCCCAGTACATAACTATGGCCATCTTCAGGATTCGCCCAAGAAGATATTATCTCCTGGGAATTAAACGCATAATTACACGCACCATTATCCCAAATCCAAGCTCCTGCGTCCCAATTTGCCAGAGCTACATTGGTGGCCCCAGTGGGAAACTCCAAAGAGGAAACGATATGATTAGGATTACTATCATCCCATAATTCTCGTTTTATATATTTCTGAGAACACACCACAGTACCCCTTGGTCCGAATTGATACCCTACAGGAGGGTCATAAACATTCCCGTGCGAATCTGTTATATGTCGAAATAGACTAAATTTCTGAGGTTGCATGTATGCGCTTGTAGCATAATTCGCATAAGTTTTTCTTCGATCCCGATAAGCATGAATATCAACAACTAACCGTGTGGATTGTACAAGAAAGCTGTGTGATTGGGATGATAAAGAGAAGGAACTTGGATCATTATTCTCAACTCCTCGTATAGGGACTCTCGTATATCCGATTTGCAAGAATTGTTCTTCCCAAAACCAAGGACCTGATAATGCTCCAGTAGAAGAGGCTTCAACCTGTGGCCCTCCTCCGTGACTAAAGATGGCACCCCCTGAGGGCGTGAGGGGTGTGACTGGGGCTTGTGGACTGGGGACTGCTTGAACCATTAGTATATTCTCCTATAAACTAGCTTCTATACTATTTAGGGGCTAACCCTATTTTAATTTAGGGAAATTTTTTTTATTTTTTTTTAGAAGTCCATTTAAACCTCTTATGAGTCCCTATGTGGGGGCTTGGTCCGAGGAACGGGAGTCCCAAGAACGCGATCCCTCCGCTGCAAACCCATATAGGGCAAGCACTTACGCCCATGCACAACATTGGGTCATCCTAAAATAAATCACGGAAAGTAGCTTCGGTTTGCCGAGTTTTGCCCCTTATACCTATATGAGAACAGTTCTAGCCTTAGCCCTACTGTGTGCCCCTGCACTCGCCCAATCACCCACCCAAGCCATAGCCTCTAAGGATGGCAAGGCGTGTGCTGCTATGTTCGATGATGCAATAGCCACCAACATACGCCCTGAGTGTGTACGTGAGCTTGCCCCCATAGTGGCAGCCATACGCTACGCAGAGAATGGTACGACCTATCAGTATGGCATCATCCACAAGCGTTGCCCCAAGGGGTATAGACCTCAGGCAGGCTGGTGTGCTGCTACTGTGCAGAAGAACTGGGACAGGTGGCACAAGGCAGGGGCTAAGGGTGAGTTCATCACATACCTTGGGGGTATATACTGCCCTGTGGGAGCTAAGAACGACCCTACTGGACTCAATAAGCACTGGATCAAGAACGTAAATAAATTCAAGAAAAGGTTTGCAATCACTACCAAATGAGGTTATAATAGAAGCATGAAACAGTTCACCGTAATCAATCCCTTTTCCGCTCAGTCCATCATGGACAGCATTCCCGCTGATCGTCTCGATGAGATGGTCAAGTATTTCGCTTGGCTCCTTGGAGTCCAGCCCTCATCCCTCATCATCAAGGAGACTGCCTGATGAACAACACGATTAGAATCACGAAACAAGGTGGCGTACAATACACCTTCGAGAACGGTTACACCCTCAGCATCGGCTGTGGTGTTGGTCACTACTCGTCCAATCAGGACAAGGATAACAGCTTCGGAGACTGCACCGAGGTTGAGGTTGCCGTTCTGAATCCAGCAGGTGGCTGGGTTGCTCTTGAGTACGATGTGGCAGGCTTCGTGAAAGCCTCCTGCATCCCGTCTCTCTTCCGTGCGGTAGAGAATAAGGACTGGGAGCATGTCGCGCTCCTCTGTGGTCAGGAAGAGTACATCCACTCTGAGAACCGAAGGGATGAAGATCCCACCTCTACCCAGCATCAGGCTGGGGGGTACTACCCTGAACTGGATCAGTACGCATGATTGGTGCAATTATTTGTGGGGGCATGATCGCTTTGGCGTTGGTTGCTTTCGCCACTTACGACGATTAGGAAGGCCCAAAGGGTCCGGGGCCGCGCCCAAGTACGCTAACCACAAAGGGTTAGGAGCGAAAATAAAAAAGAGTTTATGCTTGTATGGGGTGTGTGGGATGGTATAATGGGGGCATGAAAAGACACCTCATCATCTCCGCAGGGGCTCCCACCCTAGACTCTGATCCCAAGCTATGCGCTGTGCGCGTAGTAGAGGATGGAGAGACTATCCACTTTGTAGGTCGCGTCAACTTCGGGCTCGCTATTTGCAACATCATGCAAGAGTGGGACTGCTACAAGCTCGTCTACACCCCCTCAGCCCGTGATAAGTTTCTCGGGAAAACTCTTGACCCAACCCTTCTCACCTGATATAATACACCCATGAAAGTGAACGACTACAGCGCAGAGTGGGGCTTCATCCTTGGTGATGCCCTTTCCGAATTCGACAGCACCTCACACAGCGCGGAGGCGCAGTATGAGGAGGAGCAGCGTGACCTCTTGGAGGCCATGGCTGATGAGTCCGAGATGACCGATGAGGTTGTCGATGATTGGTATCAAACCCTGTTCGATCAAGCCCTCGCCTATGAAGAGCGTGAGGCTTGGGCTGATTTCTGGAACGACAAGGAGCGCAACTAATGAACCGAACTGCATACGACACCGCGCACAATGTTGCGTTTCTTCTCATCATCTTCGCCTTCGTGACATTCTCTCTCTTGGCAATTCTCTAATGAAACTACTCACAGACAAAATCAAAGAGGCTTTGCCCTCTCTCTACTCCACCGAAGATATCCCGTGTGAGGATAAGCAAGTGGTGGTAAAATTCTTCAACCCGATGGGCTCTCAGACTTGGGAGATCACCGAAGGTTCCTATCAAGAGGAGATGGATACTTGGC